CACCAAATTAACGATAGAACAAATACGACAACTAAAGAATATTTATGGGGATTAATTAATTTCATCCCCATAAATATCTGTCTTAGGTTTACATTTTTCTCTAATCAATTTTTCCACAAATGCAAAGATTTTAAGACCATTCTTTTCGCAATACTCTTTTAGTAGTTTATGTGTCTGTGACGTTATTTTTAAGTTTTTGTCTCTTTTCATATTGATAAATATGTAAGTATGACAAAAGTATGACAAAATTCATACTATTTTTTGTTGTAAAACAACAAAAATAATTTTTTCAAAAAAATCTGCATATTTATTATAAAAAGAAATTAATAATAAATATTTAAAAAATAAAATTAAATGGCATCAACAGACAGAATTTTTGTAAGTCCCGGAGTATTCACATCAGAAAAGGACTTAACATTCGTAACGAGACAAGTCGGTGTAACAACATTAGGATTGTTAGGGGAAGTCCCTAAAGGTCCTGCGTTTGAACCGGTATTTGTTTCTAACTATGGTGAATTTATAAGTTATTTTGGAGGACTTAATCCTGAAAAATTTAAGGGTAGTGGTTTTCACAAATACGAATTAAATTATATCGCTAAATCATTTTTAACCCAAACCAACCAATTGTATGTAAGTAGAGTTTTAGGTTTATCTGGTTATGATGCGGGTAATGCGTGGTCAATCACATTGGATTCCGCTGAGGATCCTAATACGGTAGGTAGTGCATCTACAGTTACAGGTACGTTATTAACATATACCGCTAAAACAACAGGTAATCCAGTTACATTAAGTTGGAATAACGCTAACTTAGAGGCATTATATAATGACGGTCAATTTTCACTATCAACATTAGGATTATTAAATACTGGACAGACTATTTCAATATCTAACCCAATATATGTTAAAACAGGATGTGACTTTAGTGGGGCAACTTTCGATATGGAAGTTATTGCCACAGGAACTAGTGGTGGATTTGTAACGGGTGTGACTAGTGGTACTGTAGTTAGTTATACCGCAACTTGTTTAACGGACATTGATGGTAGTGTTATTACAACATTGAGATCAAGAGGTGATTATGACGCAAATGAAGAATTAGTATTTGATGTTACAGGTGCAACTGACGCAGTTATGAGTAACACATCGAGTATTAAATCTAACGCATTGGCGTCATTCACAATTAATGGTACTGCAAGTAATGGTAATACATTTAGTTATGATGTATCAATGGATAGAACTAAAAAGAATTTTTTACCTAGAGTATTTGGTAGTTCAACACAAGATAAAGAAACAGAATTATGGGTTGAGGAAATCTATACAAACGTATTGGAGGACTTAATTGGAAAAAGTCAAGTTAGAGGTTTAGATGTAACTTTCAATAGTATTTCAGGAACGTCAACAAATAACTTATCAAACTATAAAGAACAATGGAAATCTGCTGTATCACCTTGGGTTCTTTCAGAATTAAAAGGTACTGGTACCGGCGCAACATTACAAAGACTTTTTAGATTTGTAACTATTTCTGATGGTAATGCGGCTAATCAAGATGTTAAATTCTCAATTGTCAATATACAACCTGATAATAAAACATTTGATTTGTTAGTTAGAAATTTTAACGATACAGACGCCAACCCATCTGTAATCGAAAAATTCTCTTCGTTGAATTTAGATGTTAATACAACAGGATTCATTGGGAGGAAAATAGGTACTAACGACGGGGAATACCCATTAAGAAGTAAGTACATAATGGTTGAGTTCTACGATAATGACATACAATCTTCATATTTAGATGATCCTGATTTAGTTAATCACTTTCCTGCGGGATTTGAGGGTGTATTAAATAGAACTTACATTGGAACTAGAACTTCATTATCACCTAAGATTGAATACAAAACAGAATATACAGATTTTAATACTTCTAAATTAAGAAAAACTTATTTAGGGTTAAATAGTGATATCGGAGTAGATCAAGACTTCTTCGATTATAAAGGTAAAAACGCAGTTAACAACGGAGTATTCACAGGCAAAACTGATGGATTCCACTTAGATGTAAACGCAAATGGTGCGACAGTTGATTTAGGAAATAATAGTTATGTTCCTACACTACAAGTTGGTGTGTCAGCGTTCACATCAGACGCAGGATTAGTAGGTGGACCTTATGAGAAGTTAGCGTCAAGAAAATTCACATTCACATCATTCGGTGGATGGGATGGATGGGATGAGTATAGAACTCAAAGAACTAATGGTGACTCTTATACTAAGACAGGAACCAAAGGTTCTATAGGTTTAACAAACGGAACGTTCTCTACTTATGTAACATCTGAAGGTGATGATGGAATTACTTCTGACTACTACGCATACTTAGATGGTATTTACACTTTTAACAATCCTGAAGCGGTTAATATTAACGTATTCGCAACACCAGGTATTGATTTAAGAGACAATATCAGTTTGATTGAAAATGCGGTAGATATGGTAGAAGTTGATAGAGCGGATTCACTATATGTAATCACAACACCCGATACTGATGCAGATGGAATTGCGATAACTCCATCAGAAGCGGTAGACATTATAGAAGATTCGGGAATCGATTCTAATTATTCTGCCACATACTGGCCATGGTTACAGATGAATGATACTGAAAATAACAGATATGTATGGTTACCACCGACATTAGAAGTTATGAGAAACATCGCCCTTACGGATAACGTAGCGTTCCCTTGGTTCGCAGCGGCAGGTTTAAATAGAGGAACTACAAACGCAATCAAAGCGAGAGTGAAACTTAAATTAGATGAAAGAGATGACTTATACGAAGGTAGAATTAACCCAATGGCGACATTCTCAGACGTAGGAGTTGTAATATTTGGTAATAAAACTTTACAAGTTAAAGAAACCGCACTTAACAGAATCAATGTTAGAAGATTGTTGTTACAGGCGAGAAAACTTATTTCAGCGGTGTCAATCAGATTGTTATTCGAACAAAATGATGATGTTGTAAGAAATCAGTTTTTAAGTTTGGTTAACCCAATATTGGATAACATTAGAAAAGAGAGAGGTTTAACTGACTTTAGAGTTGTATTAGATGACACACCAGAGTCTATTGATAGAAACGAACTTAATGGTAGAATCTTTATTAAACCAACAAGATCGTTAGAATTCATTTCAATTGAGTTCAACATCACCAACACTGGAGCATCTTTCGATGATATTTAATAATAAATTATAATAATGGGTGGGTAACCACCCATTATTTTTAATAAAATAAAAAATCATGAAAATTAAGAAAAATGGTAAGGTGATTACTTTAACAGAATCTGATTTAATCAGAATTGTTAAGAAATTAATGGTAGAACAAAATAATAATGGTTTAACGACATTGACTAAAATAGAGGATGATATAAAAACCAACCCTGAAAGTGTTAATAAAGGTTTATTATCTCCATCATCAGGGTTGATGATAACAAGTGATAATGGGTGGAAAGTTTATGAAAAAGGTAATATAAAAGGGATTACTCGAAGTTTTGTGGGGAAACATTCGGGTAGTCCCCTAAATTTAGGTGATGTTAATACATCCATTCAAATATCCTCACAAAACAATGGAACAATTAGTATATCAATTCAGATGAAGGGAAAGAGTAAAAATATTACTTTAGGAAATGAGGTTAAAACCCTTAACGAATTAAACAAATCAATTTTAGAGAAATTAAGTAGTGACGAAAAGCAAATGTTTGGGTTTGATACCCCAAAGTTGTCTAAAAACAGTAAATAAAAAAATATAAAATTAAAAATTATGAAAATAAAGAAGGATGGAAAAGTGATTAATCTGACGGAATCAGATTTAAAAAGAATTGTAAAAGAACAAAGTAGTGAATCTTTAAAAATGCAAGGTGTTGACGCAGATGATTCACATATGGAACGTATTACCGATTTAGAGTTTAGAGTTGGTAAAATAGAAAAAATGATGAAGGGGAAATAAAAACGTTTCGAAAAAAATAATTTTAATATTCTAAACCTATCGAATTCGATAGGTTTTTTTATTTTATACGAATATTTATATTGTATGAATATTAAACTTACAGAGTCACAATATAAACTATTAAAAGAGTTTAAGAAAAAAGCGTATTCTTTTGATTGGGATGATAACATATTGATTATGCCCACAATAATACATTTGGATTATAGAGTTGGTAATACGGACACATATGTACCGGTTTCAGTTTCCACAGAACAATTTAGAAATGTTAGACATAAATTAGGTAATGAGTTTAGATATCTTAATAATGATATCACACAATCATTTAAAGATTTCAGAGATTATGACGCATTTATAGAAGACACAAAAAAGGCGTTATATCAAAATAAAATCGGACCTAGTTTTCAAAAATTTAAAGAGTCGTTAATAAGTGGTAGTGACTTTTCTATAATCACCGCCAGATCCAATCCACCACAGGCGATTAAAGAAGGTATTAAAGTAATTATAAATAATGCGTTTAGTAATGTGGAAAGAGAAGAGATGGAAAAGAATCTTAATGGTTTATCTATAGATGAGTATTTAAATCTACAAGATTATCATCCTGTATCTTCATCAGAGTTCGCCAAACAATTCGGATTAGAAAGTGTGTCAACTAGTCCCGAAGAAGGAAAAAAGATTGCTTTTAAGAGTTTTGTAGATAGAGTGGTACAACAAATATCGAATATAAAAGATGATGGAGAATTTGAGGGTATTAGTGTTGGATTTAGTGACGATGATTTAGAAAATGTAGAAGTAGTAGAAGATTTAATTAGAGATGAATTACAAGTCTTGTATCCCGAAATTAATTTTATCGTATATGATACTTCAGACCCAAAAGACACAAAAAAGAAAAGGATTATTATAAAAAAATAGAATAAACCAAATTACCACAATCATATATTCTATTATAACCTCTTTCAAACATAATTTCTTGTTCAGTTTTATTGGAATCAAAACCTTCTGAAACTAATATATCTTTTCTAAATTTATATCTATGTTCTCTTTTTTTGTTGACTACATAATGATAGTTTGGTTTAGATGTATTTTTATAAACAAAACCTAATTTATTATATAGATTACCATCACTCCATCTTATATCTGCATAACTAGTAATATTCGTTGGGTTATTCTCTTTAATAAAATGTTTTAATAATTTAGACGGACCACCAATAACAGAATGATTTATTTTATTACAAAAACGTAATAACTCCCATTCGTAGTTAGAACCATTCATAACATTACGTCCTTTACCAAATGTCATTATAGATACAAGTTCATCATTATAATACAAACCATAATTTATTTTACTACCAACACTACCTTGTATATGATTGTCATTTAGGAATTTAGTTTTTATTTTGGTTGGTACTTTTTTAATAATACATTTTCTACCATATATCCTATTATCTGTCAATCCCAATAGATTTTTAATTCTACTTTTCACAATTTCTTTCTTATTGTCCCATTCGTCCTCAAATATGTGAATTAAACGTATCCCTTCTTTATTACATTCGTTTGTTTTATCGATATGATATATTTTGTCTTTGAATAAGTCACAATGATAATATAAACCATTTAACTCAAAACCTATATTCTTCTCTTTAACTAATATATCAATTTCTTTTCCATTTAATATATCTCTATCACTTGTTGTCACATCAAAACCTAAATCACTTATAAAATCAGATAACTCTTTCTCTTTGATTGATCTTAACTCACTCACAGGATTACATAGGGTACAACAATTTAAATTATTGTCAAAACGATAGAATAATAAACTTCTGTCAATGTCATAGTTTTGATTACACTTATCACATTCTAATGTAACATAACTACCCCTATCATTTATTATTTTTAATGTCTTATACTTTTTATTGAATTTTTTTAGTTTCGATATGATATTACTTTCTCTATTATTTTCTAATAATAAATTAGTGGATACACCATATTTTCTAATATTAGTTTTTCTCTTTTTTTCTTTTATACTATCTAACTTATTTGGGTTGGTGACACCTAATTTATTTTTAGTTTTATCTATAATGTATTTAGAGTCTTTGAATATGTTATCTACACCATATCTTTCTAAATTTGTCTCCCTAACTTTATCCTTAACTGTTTTAGTATTCATAGGATGTCCACCATATTTTTTAGTGAATGTATCCTTTATCTTTTCTCTCTGTTCCTTAGATTGGTTATTACATTTTACTGAACAATATACTCCATACCCCTCTTTTAAACTTTTTTTAAATTTTAATTCCTTACCACAATTCCCACATTCTGGTTGTTCTATTATATTATTGATAAATAAAAATATCTTTTCTTTGAAGGGTAAATCATTGTTTAATTTATTTTTTTCCACAAATAAATTAATATTGTCGAAAATATCTTTATAATTTTTTTTAATAAAATCTTCTCTGGTTTTATTTCCCGATTTATTATCTGATAAAAAAAATTTTTTATAATCCATTTTTTTAGAAATTAAGATATTTATTAATAAAGGTAAGAAAAAAAAATGATACTTACAATAATAAATATTAAAAAACTATAAAAAATGGCAGATTTATTAATGAGAATGCCTGTTCCTTACGAACCGTTAAGAAAGAATAGGTTTATTTTGAGATTCCCAGATGAATTGGGGATTCAAGAATGGTGGGTTTCTACAACATCTAGACCTAAGTATACAAGTACGGAAGTAGAAATTCCTTTCTTAAATACATCTACCTATGTAATCGGTAGATTTCAATGGGAAACTATTTCAGTTACATTTAGAGATCCAATCGGACCTTCCGCAACACAGGCGTTGATGGAGTGGGTACGTTTACATTCTGAATCAGTAACGGGTAGACAAGGTTACGCTGCGGGGTATAAGAAAGACGTAGAATTAGAAATGTTAGACCCAACTGGTGTTGTTGTTCAGAAATGGATTTTACAAGGAACTCAATTGAATGACGCAGATTTCGGAGGTTTAGATTATTCATCTTCAGATTTGGCGGATATTTCTTGCACGCTCCGGTTTGATAGGGCGATAAATGTATTTTGAGATTCCTTCATCGAATATAAGACTTTCCCTTTTATGTATATATTTATATATAAAAGGGATTTTTTATGCAATTTAAATGTGAAATATGTGATAAGGAATATGATACATTATGGAGTTTATCTTCTCATAATGTTAAAAAACATAAAATTAAACCGCAAGAAACTTTTATTAAACATAATTTAGAAGGTAAAACACCTGAATGTAAATGTGGTTGTGGTGAGACACCAACATTCTTAGGAATTCAAAAAGGGTTTAGAGATTATATTAGAGGTCACGCATCTAGAATTAACAATAATTGGGGGCATAATGTTGACGCACAGAAAAAATCTAAAGATACACAAAGAAAGTTATATGGGTCAGGTGAAATTATAATATGGAATAAAGGGTTAACCAAAGAAGATGACGAAAGGTTAGATTATGGGGATAAGATAAGTTCTAATTTAGAAAGGAATGAAAAAATTTCAAAGTCACTTAAGGGTAGAAAACGTCCACAGTATGTTTTAGATAAACTTAATGAAGGTATGAGAGAATACTGGAGTAAGGAAGAGAACAAAGAAAAACAAAGTATTTTACAATCCAAAAGAGTAAAAAATAACCATCACAAAAATAAAACTTTATTAGAAAATTATTTTGAGTCTATACTAATAAAATTAAAGTTAAAATATATATCTCAATATACAATATGTGGTTATAATTTTGATTTTTATTTACCTAAATATGACTTAGTTATTGAGGTTGACGGTGATTTTTTTCACTGTAACCCAAAAAAATATCCAGAAGGTCCTATATATGAATCACAAACTAATACAATAAATAATGATAAAATAAAAAATAATATCTGTGATAAAAGTAATGGTATAAGATTACTAAGGTTTTGGGAAGACGACATCAACAATAATATTGAGTGGGTGATTGATGAGATTAAAAAACATATAATTTAAAATTTTTTTTCACATAACCTTTTTATCCTAACAAATAATCCGTATATTTATAAAAAAAATATAAGTATATGGATTTTTCTTTTTTCACCACTGACAATAAATCTGGTTATAAGACTAACGAAAAGTGGTTTTCAAAAAATTATGTGGGTGAATATGATAATATTATAAATTATTGTTCTCCGTATGAATTATCAACCTTTAAAGAAAAGATATGGTTTTATTATCATAAACTATTAGAAGTCCCAAATTGTAGTTGTGGAAAAAAAACTAAATTCAGTAATAGGTTAGATAGGGGTTATAATGAATTTTGTTCACTTTCTTGTTTCAACAGTAATAACAGTGAAATGGTGAAAAGGATAAAAGATACGAATCAAAAAAAATATGGTGTAGATTATTATACACAAACTGAAGATTTCATAAAAAAACAAAAAAATACAAAAAAGGAAAAATACGGTGATGAAAACTACAATAATAAAGAAAAAATGTTGTCAACTAAATCATCTAAGTATGGAAATATAGGTTATAATAATTTTGATAAATATAAACAAACTTGTATGAATCTTTATGGTGTTGACAATTATTCGAAATCAGAAGAATTTAGACAAAAACTTAAAGAAAAAATAAATGAGAGGTATGAAGAATTAAACATTATTAATATTTCAAATGACTTAACATCTTTATCGATTATTTGTGATAAATGTGATGAAACATACGAAATTACACAAAATTTACTAAGGGAACGAAAAAAACATAACTATGAGTTATGTACAAACTGTAACCCAATAGGTATGTCATCATCCTCTTCATATGAAAACGAATTATATGAAATTTTAACCCATTGGGGAGTTGGGGTGGAAAGACATAAAAAAATAAAAGGTGATAATAGAGAAATAGATTTGTTTATACCGAGTCACAACATAGGTATAGAAATTAATGGGTTATATTGGTACAATGAACTTTTTATTAATAAAGATTATCATTTTGAAAAAACAAAATTATGTAGAGATAATGGTATTGATTTAATTCACGTTTTTGAGGATGAGTGGTTATGGAAAAAAGATATTGTATTATCTGTATTAAAAAATAGACTTAATAACATAAATAAAAAAATTTATGGTAGGAAGTGTGATATTGTTGAGATTAGTTCCTCTATTA